GTGGAATGGTAATTCGTTATTACTTGTAAACGCAGTTGCTGTATTGTTTCCTGGAGCTCTGACACCATCGTAATTGTTAGAGCCTCTTTTATATTTACTAAGGCTTACTTCACCACTATCATTCTGAAACTCAGCTCTTAGCGCTGCAGCACGAACGTTATTGACGTTATGGGACATTGGCATTACTTTATAATCTCCGATATATGATCTTCGAATTCTTCGATTTTCTGTGTTCTATTAGGCCAAAGAATATAATCTTTCTCTGGGTTCTTTTTTAAATTTGATAACAAAGGTAATATAGCATTATATAATTTATTTAATTTATCTTCAGCTGCAACTTGGCCTGATGCGGATTCCGCACTGAGTTTGTTTACAGTTTGTACCGCCTCTAGTTCACTTTCATCTACCGCAGTGAAACCAAAGTCAAAATCTAATAAATCGTTTGACATGTTTATTCCTCTATTAATCTATTTATACTATTATACTTCTCTTCTTTAGGTAATTTCTTTTTTTTATCGCTATGTACTCGAGTAATAGAATGATCTGGTTGTGCTTTACGTGCTTTTATTTCTGGCTTCTTCTTCCCAAAAGCTAGCTCCCAACCATCAGCGAATTTGTTTTGGTCGTTTCCTCTAGGTTTATCACCCTTTCCGCCATGCCATTGTTTATTACTCATTTGCTAATAATCTCTGTGTGTCTTTCCAGCTTGTAACTGCAAACACGTGTTCTTGTTTTAGTTTTACTGCTAAAGGATAATCATTTCCTGCAGGGTCAACTCTGTCGCCATAAAATTTAATTGAGTCTATGTCGAAGTCTTTTAATATTTGAGACTTATCTCGTCCTTTTTGAAATATGTCTATACCTGTCTCTCCGCCTACTTTTGCACTTAGCTCTGGGAAACGTGTATTAAACCTTTCAGCAATAGCAGATCTTTCCATTACTTGCTTATCGTACTCATAGTAATCTGATCGTTGTTGCTTGTTTGCATATCTACCTACAACACTAAAGTTAACCATACCGGGTCTGTCTTCTATGTGTAAGCCTGTTTGTGTTTTCCATCCGCTATTATCTAATTCGTTTGTTAAAAAGAAACCGGCTTCAGCTGGTAATGACCAGGCATTGCGACTAAGTTGTTTATCTCTAGCATACACATCATTGCCACTACAGTTATAAACTCTATCACAACTGTTATAAACTTCATCGCCTAGTTGTTCTAATGTCTTCGGTCTATCACTGCCTGTTACTAAACTTACATTATGTGTTCTAGCAAACTCTAAAAACTGTTTCTTAAACTCAGCATCTATTTTTCCTCTACTAGGAGTTAGTGTGCCGTCTACGTCAAAGATATAATTCTTACTCATTGGATCCATCCTAATAGTATATTAAACATTATTAAATATACACATACTAGATTTGACAAAACAATGAACGTACGGATATATGAGATTCTATTCTCATTGTTGACATCATAACCATCTTCTTCATCAAAAGATCCTAGTGCATGTTTCCATACTGTCCATAACTTTTTCATCACCCAAATAAACCCCAACCATGGTTAGCCCATGCATTAAGTATGATAAACCAACATGTTGCCATGTGTGTTATCCACCATACTGTTCTGATTACTGCAATAGAATCAGCTTGTGTATCAGTATCTCCGACTTTTTCGCCAAGAGATTTTGCCCATATTCTCCAAATTTTACTAAACATTATACATCGTATACTTTAAAGTAATTTCCTGTCCTGGCAAAATTGTCTCAACGGCAATTAAATTGACTACACTGTATCCTGCTAGTGATGACAAAGGCCTTCGTTGGATAGTCATGCAATTAGGTTCTTCAGAATGATTAACAAATCCACCCAATGGTGTTCTAATCCATTCATCTTCTACTAATATTCTTATCATTCCTAAGAATTTTCCGGGAGCGATAGTCTCTACTGCGAATAGACCTAAGCCATGAATTGCGCTATTGCCTATAGTGACGCTATTGGGTAGCGGGCGATACGTACTCAATTGATATTCCTCTTCTCACTAGTTCATTACGACATTTTTGTTTTGTTCTGGCTGCGCCGTTATTGTTATTGATATAATCAAATAACTCTTGCTTAGGCATTCCTTTCATCCAGAAGTTAGTTGTTGTTGTCTTGTTAGTTCCTTTTACTCGTACCGTTTGTGACGGTTTAAATTTAATTGGCATAATATTATTTCATTGTTTGTATGGTACCATCATTCTTAACTCTGTAAGCTTCGAAGGCAACATCTGAATAAGCATCCTTTAATGATAATAAAGCTTTTAAGTTACTTACATCGTCATCAAACAATCTTATTCTTTTATATAATCCAGTATCTAGATATTTTCTAAACACCACCTCTTTGTTTTTAGCTGCGGAATCTAATCCGATATTACCAGCTCTTTCGATATAGACATTGTCCATATCTAGTCCTTGCTTTTTAAAAGTATCAACGAATAATTTCTTATCGTCCATATCTCCTCGAGCAGTAACTACGATTACCTTCGATCCAGATTTAACTGAATTATTAATAATAGCCTTTGCCTTAGTAATCATTTTAGCAATAGGCGTCGATGTTCTATTAAAAATCTTTGCTGATTTAAATTGACCATAATCATATGATTCACCAGCTTCTAAACTATGTGTATTATATTCTATATTGGTTAACACTGATACTTTCTTTCCATCTTTCATAACTGTGATTTTAGCTTTAGTACGAAATAAGGTTTCGTCAATATCAAATATAGTTAACCCTTTGCCCTTTTGAGCTTCAAGTATATAATTTAATAGTTGTCTTTTCACTATTTAAACGATCGTAAGTTGTTTAGTTTATCTTGCGCAGTTGCAAGTTTTTCTAACACTTCTTCAATTGTTGCAATCGTATCAGGATGTTCTGCCACACCGACGTGCGAACCTAATAAGATTTTAATGTTAACCTGATGTGTTGCAATCTCACCCTTGAGTTTAAGTTCCAACGCTTTTAAGATGTCATCTCTAAAATTTGACATATTTTTATCTCCCGAAAAGTTTTTCTTTTTTATATTCGTTAATAGTATTTATAAGCGATTTAGTCCAATTGTCTCTATCTTCGACAAATACTTGTGGTCCTTCATCACCTGCAATACAAACAACCAATTTCTTGATTGGCATTCCAGTTCTTTCTTCCCACATAACAGCATAAGCTGCGCATTGCATAAAGTAACCACTAATCCATTCTACCTTTTTTAGCTTCTTAGATGTCTTATAATCTATGATAGCATCAACACCTTCCCACTGTCCTACGCAATCAACTCTACCCGCAACACCTAAGTGTTTAGAATATAATGGAGCTTCTTGTGCATATACTTTCGTTAAACATTTATCTAACGTTGGTTGTATATCCTTAAAGGTTTGTATGTTATGTGGCATTTCGCCTTCAAGATAGTCAGGGTCATTATTCACATATTTTTCCAATAGATTGTGAACTATCGTTCCACGACCAGATGCTCTAGAACTAATACGATTAGCTTCCTCTTCGCCTACTCTTGCTCTCCATTTCTGAATAGCTTCTCTACTTAATATCGAGAGAACAGTAGTAATAGAAGGATAACTATTACCGGCTGGGTCACGGTAAGTTCTACCAGACTTAGCAGTAACTGCAGTGAGATCATTATATCCGAGATCAATTGGTTCATGTTTAAACATCCGTAATAACAGCCTTGATATGATCGTCATTTACAATAACAGCACCTTGGCCTTCATGGTTAATAGGCATTGATTTAGACCAATCTAAATATACTCTATCTCCAGGTTTAATGCTCTTGATGTCGACACCAGGACCTACACCTAGAACTAATCCTGGCTTATGGCTCTTGTCTAATACTGCATCATTCGATAATATAATACCACCGGCAGTTGTTTGTTCTTTAGCAACTTCAGCTACTAACACATAGTTTTTTAATAATTTCATTTTGTTTTAATATTTCCTCTTAGTCGTGGTGGCATTCCACTTTGAATTCTTTGCTGGACTTCCTTCCAACCGTCGCCTGCTTTTTTTAATACGTCGCCGTCTTGTCGTGTATTCATAACGGGTGCACTAATTTGTTGTTGTAGGTCTGGATTATCTGCTTTAAACTTATCGAGTTCTTTCCAACTCATAGTATATTCAGTAATTTCACCAGACTTCAAATGTATAAAATCGTATCTAGGCATTAAACCACTCCGGTACTTCTCGTTTTGTCCACGCCATATTAAATCTTTCTCTCTTTGTTTTATAGAATGCTCTGTAAGATTCCACTGGATCTTTAGTTATACATTCCGGGAATGATGCCATTGCTAATTTGAATGGTGTCATATCTGTTATTGTTATATTATTTGGTATGCTTTTCAATGCTACTCTCAGTTTAGTATCTGTTGCATGTATCTTTCCATACCTATATTTATACTCATCACATAAAGCAATAAAATGCTTGTAGTGCCATTCATAGTTAAGACAAGATTCTCTAGTCCATACTGTTGAAGGGTGATTAAAATGACAAGCTTTGTATAAGACATCTTCACGATCGTCGTTAAGTTTCCAATATTGTATCATTGAACCAGACTTAGATGGCCTACGTTCCATAGTACCATCAAGCATTCGATGAACAGTTGATAACATCTGAGCTGATTCAACAATCATTTTGACTACATGTTTATCACACTGTAGTTGAGCAGCTATCACTGGATCATTATCTAGAATAAATATATTCATGCTGCTACCTTGTCTAAATGTTTACAAGAACCTCTGAATTTAAAACCTGGACATGAGCACTTCTTGTTATAAATGGTATAGGTGTTACCCTTACTACCTGTCACAGTTATATAACCCTTCGGCAATTCTTCTGGCCATTCGCCTATGAGTTTAAATTTGCGTCTTGATTTAGAAAACGTTTTGAGTGGAGTTTTAAACATTTTACATGCTTTGCCGGGTGGCATATATCCAATAAGATATCCATGGCTGTTGACATAATAGTCGCCATTGGCAATAGTTAGATCGCCCCAATCGGTTATTTCTCGTAGTATTTGTATCATAATATAATCCTTGTCATAATAGTATATTATAACACAGTTTCATGTGAATGTACACCTTTATTTACATTTATATGTGCATAAAAGTGTAAGATTGATGCATTTATACGTACATATAAATGTAAAAAAATGGGACACCGGCCGATATCCCATTCTCGTGTTCTCTAGCCTGATTGACCCTCCTTAAACTTACTGTTAAAATTAATAACGAAGTTAGATAAGATCACCTCCTTTAGTCCTGAGTTGTACTTTCCTCATCTACCGGTTTCACTTTAGTAGATTTAGCCCTTGTAGCCTTCGGCTTCACAAGGAGATTAGGAAAGACTTCAGAAACCAACTTAGTAGTGATTCCTTTATATTTACCCATAAGTTTTTTCTCCTTCATAGCAATTACCAGCTCTGCTTCGTCTGGATGTAAAGATTCTAAAACATCTATAAACATCTTTTCTCTGCGACCTGCTGGCATTTGTTCGCCAATGCCGCCTTTGAAAAAATACTTAAATCGTGGCGACATCCTATGCAGATTGCTTGGTTCATACCCCTTAGGAGCATCATCTTTCTGGTATGGCGGTACGCCTTTTGGTAATATAAACTGAATAGACTCGTCTAAGGTTCCTTTAAGAATATTTCTTAAGGGACGAGAATTCATTTTTTTAAGGTATGCTACCTTTTCTTTTTGAGTCTTTAAGCTACATGCTTTAGCTAAGATCTCGGATATCATTTTTTCAGCCATTGTAAAATTCCTCCACTGATTCAATCAAGTTGTTACATCTTTTCTTAATAAGATAATTAAGTACTTTCATTTTCATCGGCACTTTTTGCCCATTAAATTCATTTACTATAGTATTATATATATCTTCTGGAATCTTAGTGAGATCAATCAGTGTAGTATTCCTTTGAAAATTACGTTTAATTTCATCTGGCATTATGCTAGGATCTTCAATCCATGTGTCTATAAGGGTTTGTCTTAATGGTGATTGCTTAATACCTTCGACTAAACATGAATCAGATGATAAGATGTTTGGTATACCATCACCTTTATCTCCTCTGCATATGTGTTCAAATAAGTATTTCCTAGGAGTTTTATCTACTACCATTTTCTTTTGAATAGGAGAGAACTGCTTAACATGGTTGAACTTTTGTAGTTGAATAAAATCTTTATCAGATGATATAATCATTACTGGTTCATGATTACCAAACTCTTCAGTGTTTAATGTTAATGCACCAATGATATCATCAGCCTCGCATCCTTCCATGTGTAAAACTTTATATGGTAGATTCTCTTTAATCTCATCTCTTACTAAATTCAATACTCTAAAGATTTCATTCCAATCCATAGTAGATTCAGACCTAGCTTTCTTACGATGTGCTTTGTATTGAGGGAAATATTCTTTACGCCATGTATTCATACCATCGGCACATATAACCATTTGGCCATATTCTTTTCTGTATCTTTTATTGTACATTCTAATACTGTTAAGTATCATATGTCTAATAATGTTTTCATCATCGACTTTTTGTACAATAATGTTCGATAGCGCTATTTGGCTATAATCAAGTAATATCATCAGTATGTTTCTCCATTTCCATAATTCTATCTTTCAACAATTCCATCTCTTCTTGGAGTACGTGCTTAATGCCAGCATCTCTTAGTAGAGTAGAAACCATTAGGTTTAAGATGACAAACATGTCACCTTTCAATTCAGGGTTTTCTGTATAGTCAAAATTGACACCATATTCTTCTAAAGCACCTTCGACTACCTCAATAGCGAATCGGCCTAGATCAACGGATTGTTCAAACATATCAGTAGCTTCCATATCCTCGTCATAGGTATCAGCTAGTATTTGAGCAGTCCTTCGTTCTATAAATGTGTTGTCTATTTTGTCCATATATTAGTATATTATACCATAGTTGGATGCAAATGTACACTACTTTTTTAAGTTTTTTACGCTTTGTCCGCCGATTCTGCAGCTGATTATGCCGTTATAATAGTCATCAGTCAATAGAACTTCACGTGCAAACTGTTCTTTTGCTTCCATATAAGCGGCTTCACCTTTGGTTCTACATAGATGTAGGATTTCTCTGTGATAGATATCATCACCTTGAATTTCTCTTTCTTCGTTTAAGATCCTACTGGAACCGTAATAGGATCTCCAGTCAGATTCAACATAGGTGATTTTTCTTCTCTTACGAGTTTTAGTTTTGGGTAGGGTTTTCTTTGAC